CTCGTCTCTTGTTCTTTCCCAATTTTTAGCTGCTTCGTTTATTAAAAACATCAGTCTTTTCATTGTGGCTCCTCTCCATTACATATATAACCAATAACTTTTTTACCTTTAAATTTATGATAGACACGATGACTAAACATTGGTTTAGTTGGTTTTATAACTCTAACATTTCTAGTAAACCAAGCCTCACAAGATTCAAATATTTCAAACCTATCTTGTTTAATTTCATTACCAGGTGCTAAATATAGCAAAGTTATAATAGTTATCTTTTCAAACATCTCAAACACTAGATCCAATCCCTCAACTCTTCACCTAAAATTTCAGAAGCTATATCTATCTTCTTACGTAATGCTTTGACTATCTTTTCATCTACAGTCTTTTGAGCAATAAAATCAACATAAGTTACAGATTTCTTTTGACCTATTCTATGTGCTCTATCTTCTGACTGTAATCTTTTCTCTAAATCATAGCCGTTAGAATAATAGATTACTGTATTGGCTTGTGTCAATGTAATACCATAACCACCTGTTTGTGGATTACCTACAAAGAATCTAACTTTAGATTTTGGATCTTGAAACTCTATAATATTTTTCTGTCTAGTTTCAGAATCAATGGCACCATAATAGTCTACAACAGATTCTTCACCATATTCTTTTATGATAGCTTTTACTATTTTTTCTATATCATAGATGTAGTTAGCCCAAATAATTACTTTGCCTTCTACTTCTTCAAGAACATTCATTAGTTCATTCAATCTATTATTTTTTATATCTTCTGTTGTGCCATCATCTAACTTTACATGACCACAAGTTATCTGATGTAATCTCATCATTTGAGTTAAGATATGTGGAGCAGAAACTCTTTTACCTTTTAATGCAGTCAAAGCTATTGACTTCATAGATTTGTAATGGCTTTGTTGTTCAGGTGTTAGTTCTACTTCTCTCTTTATATATATTTTGTCAGGTAAATCTAAACAGTCATCTTTCAAACATCTGTATGAAAAAGGTTTTAGATTATTAGAAAGTTCATCTAATCTTTGATAGCTACCAACAATCTGAACTTGTCTACCACCAAAGTTTCTACTAACCATATGTGCATATCTTTGTCTAAAAGCATAGTAACTACCAAAGCCAAGCAAGTGTTCATTCAAAAATCTACACTGACTAAACAGATCTAGAGGTGATTTAGTGACCGGAGAACCCGTCAAAATACGTCTATAACGGGCCATAGGAGCCATCTGAGTGATAGCTTTGGTTCTTTTGGCTGTAGGGGTCTTGATAGTTGTAGACTCGTCTACAGCTAATAATACGTCATGACAACGCATAAACTTTAAGGCAAATTCTTGTCCTCTTTTTGTCGAAAATGCTTCAACATTCATAACAAGGATGTGAAGGTCATAGTCTACTTTAAACAATTGCTGATACTCTTTATCCTTTGTTTTAGAAGTAGAAGCAGTCCATAATACCGATTTATAATCAATATGACCAGGCATATGATTAGGTATTTCTTGTGAATACCAGTTGCGATACACACCCTTTGGCGCTATAATTACGGCCGAATTTATTTTTCCTCTATCATACAGCATAGCAATATTATCAATAAGAACTTTTGATTTACCAGTTCCCATTTCCATAAAGTATGCGTAGTCTTCTTTGTCCCACGATTTTTCTAATGCAGTCAATTGATGTGCATAAGGTTTTGTTTTAAATTTATAGTTCATAATTTTTTCTTCTTTCTATTGACAATGATATAGATATTCCTATATAAGATGTCAAGAGAAATAGAAATGAAAAATAAAATATTTGAGTTATATAAACCAAATTCTTTAATGGAGTTCTTAGACTTTTATAAAAAGAACCCTGATGAAAGATTTGTTTATGTAGTTCAACAACCAGCGCCCAATATAAATATATTAAGTGCATCGGACTTTGGTTATCTTGTTATTTGTTTACCAAACAGAGAGCAAGCTATCCTGTCAACAACTCCTTATATTCACAAGATGAGAAAAAATCTTAGAGATATAAGAAGTCAAGATTATTTATTAGCTGTAGGTGATCCTGTAATTATAGGGATCTCTGCATCACTAGCAAGTAAAGCTACCAATGGAAGATACAATATGTTAAAGTGGGACAGACAAGAAAAAAGATACTATCCATTAGAGGTAGACGAAAACTAGAAAGGAAAATATGACTATAGACTTTGAAAAAGACCAACAAAAGATAGCAGAGAATACAGATCTAAATGCTTTATCTGTACACGTAGAAAAGATTATGGATCTTGATAAACAATTAGAACATCAAGAAAACATAATGAAAGAATTAAAATCACAAAGAGACAAAATTAGTTCAGAGACCATACCTGCAATATTAGCAGAACAAGGATTACAATCTCTGAAATTAGCTGACGGCACTGTATTAGAAGTAAATAAAAAATACAGCTGTACTCTTCCTAAAGATCCACAGAAGAAAGCCGCAGCGTATCAATGGCTTCGAGACCAAGGTTTAGGTGACATCATTAAAAACGAGGTTGCTGTAACGTTTGGTAAAGGCGAAGATGACAAGGCGAATCAATTGATGGACCTTGCGGTCGGCAATGGTTATGAACCCAGCCAACGAGAGAAGGTTGAGCCAATGACATTGAAGGCCCTATACAGGGAGCGTGTTGAGTCCGGACTTGACATGCCTTCCGACTTCTTTCACTTGTATGTGAAAGATGAAACTAAAATGAAACGTTAAAGGAGAAACATGAGTAGCGAAACGCGAACCGTGACAAAAAAAGAAGCAAACTTACCTGTTACAGGTATGTTTGAACAAGACGCTTCACAAGGTTTAGAGAACATGGCGCAAGATGATCTTGCACTTCCGTTCTTAAGAATCTTGGGACAGCTATCGCCACAAGTAAATAAGAGAGACGCAAAGTATGTAGAAGGTGCCGAACCAGGTATGATTTATAATACTGTGACTCACGAACTTTACGATGGCACAAAAGGAATCAATGTAGTTCCTTGTCATTACAAGAGAGAATACATTGAATGGCAAGATAGAGGTGAGGGTTCTGGTGCACCTGTAGCAATACATGCTGCAAGTAGTGGCATCATCAACGAGGCAACTCGTGATTCAATCAATAAAGACAGATTGAAGAATGGTAACTATCTTGAAAACACTGCATCGTATTTTGTGATAGTGTCAAAAGACAATGGAGCAGAGACTGCTTTGATCACAATGAAATCGACACAGTTAAAAGTGAGTAAGAATTGGAACTCAATTATGAGTGGTATTAAATTACAAGGTAAGAACGGAATGTTCACACCTCCAATGTGCTCACACTTATACAACTTAAAAACAGTACAACAGTCTAACGACAAAGGTACATGGTTTGGTTGGTCTGTGTCTAAAATAGGCCCTATATCGGATAAGGCCCTTTACGAGCAAGCAAAAAGTTTTGCAGATAGTATTAAAAAAGGTGCTATTCAAGCAAAACATGGTAAAGAAGAGATTACGGAAGACAAAGTTCCGTACTAGTTCCTTGGGAATAGGGGCGGCTAAGGGAGACTGGATCCGCCCCACAAAAACAGAAATAGAATGATTGATAAGTTTAAAAATATATTTGAAGGTTTGACTATAGCTTATGGTCAATATCAGAAAGGTGAAAACGGTGAAAATGGAAAACAAAAAGGAAAAGCGTTCATTGTACGTCAGCAAGTTACGAGAGAATTATTTGAGAACCACATCAAAGGTGTTGGACCTGCGCTCGGAATTATCCCGATTACGGAGAAGAATAATTGTAAGTGGGGTTGCATTGATATTGACGAGTATAACGTTGATCATAAGTCTCTCATATCTAATATTAAAAATTTAAAATTTCCTTTGGTTGTTTGTCGTTCCAAATCTGGTGGCGCGCATGTATTCTTGTTTGCAAAAGAATATGTGCCTGCCGTCAGGATGCAGACAACATTAAAGAAAATGGCAAAAAGTTTAGGATACGAAGGTTCAGAAATATTTCCTAAACAAACTGAAATACTTGTAGAACGTGGGGATACAGGTAACTTTTTAAATCTACCCTACTATAATGAAACGAAAGGACTACGATATGCGATTAGTGATAAAGGTAGTGCTTGTTCACTTCAGGAATTTTTTGGACTGTATGATTTATTTGCTGTCAGTGAAAAGCAAATCAAAGAAATTAAATTTGAAGAAAAACAAATAGAAGAATCGTTTCCTTCAGGTCCCCCTTGCCTAAATAAGTTAGCGTCAACTGGTTTTGGTGAGGGGTCAAGAAACAATGCATTATTTAATATAGCTGTATATTTTAAACAAGCTAAACCGGATACTTGGGAAGATGAATTAGTAAAAGCAAATATAAAATACATGGATCCTGCATTAAGTAATAGTGAGGTTCAACAATTAATTAAATCAGTAAACAGAAAAGGTTATGATAAATACAGATGTAAAGATGCTCCTATCAATGCTGTATGTCAATCAGGTTTATGTAGAACAAAAAGATTTGGTGTAGGTTTTGGTGAGGAAGAAATGCCTATACTTGGTAACTTAACAAAGTATACATCAAAACCACCACAATGGTTTTTAGATGTAAACTCACAAAGAATAGAATTAAAATCAGAACAACTATACAGTTCACCTTTATTTGCGTTAGCGTGTTTAGATCAAGCAAACTTAGTTGTGCCTGTACCAAAAGCAAAAGATTGGAAACAATATTATTTAAAACCATTATTACAAAACGTACAAGAAATAGAACCATTAGAATCTTTAGATTCAACAAATGTAATATTAGATCTATTACAAGACTGGACTACAAACAGACAATCAGCAAGAACAATAGATGATGTGTTTAACAAGTTACCTTTTACAGATGCTGATAGAGAATTTACATATTTTAGAATGGAAGACTTTTATAATTTCTGCAAAAGAAATAACTGGGAGTTGGACAAAACTAAAACAGGAAACTTACTTAAACAGTTAGATGTATTTATAGAAGAGTCTAGAGTTAGAGTTAAGAAACAACAACCAAGACTTATAAAAATAAAAGCATTGAAACATGTAGAAGCAAGTACATCACAAGTTAAATACGAGGAGGATCATTATTAATGCTTGGAACAAACTGGAAGTATCACTGGCACATACTGAAAGATAAATACGATAAGTTAGAGGCACAAAATAAAATACTAAAAAGAAAATTAAAAAAATATGAAAACGATAATATTAGGACCACCGGGAACGGGAAAGACAACGACGTTGTTAAGTCTAGTGGACGAGTCAATACAAAAAGGAGTGCGGCCTAGACAAATAGGTTACTTTTCTTTTACAAGAAAAGCTGCAAACGAAGCAGCTGAAAGAGCTGCAAAAAAATTTGAACTTGACAAAGATACAGATTTAGAAAATTTTAGAACTTTACACTCCTTTGCATTTGAAAAACTAAGTATGTCTAGAGAGAAGATGATGTCTCCTGCAGACTACAAAGAGTTTGGTTTAAAATGTAATATACCTATCAAGACAGCAAAGTATTCAAATGAAGATGGTACATTTAATTCTGACAATGAATATTTAACAATCATAGAGACAGCTAGAGTTAAACAAATAGATTTATTAAAATACTATGACTCAAGACAAAACATATTAGATATAGAAAGAAACACACTTTACCTTTTAGCTGAAGAACTAAAAAGATTTAAAAAAGAAAAATCAAAGAAAGACTTTACAGATTTAATTGTAGACTACATAGCAAGAGACATTAAAACAAACTTCAAAGTATTATTTATAGATGAAGCACAAGACTTATCTTCTCTACAATGGGATATGGTTAGATCTATGTGGGCAGATACAGAAAGAACATACATAGCAGGTGATGATGACCAAGCTATATTTAAATGGGCTGGTGCAGATGTAGATCACTTTATATCTTTAAAGAAAGAAGTTGATAAAATAGAAATACTAGACAAGTCATACAGAATACCAGGTGGACCAATACATGAACTATCACAAAGCATAATAAAGAAAGTAAACAATAGATTTGACAAGAAATACCAACCAAGATCAGAAGAAGGAATACTAAGAAAGTATTCAGATATTAGTCAAGTTGATATGTCAGAGGGACAGTGGCTTGTATTAGCTACAGCAAACTACATGTTAGATGATGTAAAAGAACAATGCGAACTACAAGGTTGGTACTACAAATATAAAAATAAAAATTCTATAGATGTAAAATTATTGATGGCTTTACAAAACTGGGAACAGTGGAGAAGAGGATCTGAACTTACACATATTGAAATTAAAAACATTTATAAATATTTAGGCACAAATGTGGCAGACGGTTTTAGAGAAGGAAAGTTATTTCACTCTGAAGAAAAATATTCTTTAAAAGAATGTATGGAAAAGTATGGTCTTCTAACTGATAAAGTTTGGTATGATTCGTTTGAAGGGCTTGATACTTTTACAGAAAACTATATAAGGAATATGAGGGCTAATGGAGAGAAGATAAATGTTAACCCTCGAATAACAATGTCAACAATACATGGAGCAAAAGGAGGAGAAGCCAATAAAGTTCTTATTCTACAGGACTTAACTAATTCAGCACTTGAAACATTCCAGAATGATCCTGACGAACTACATCGATTGTTTTATACTGGAACAACAAGAACTAAGAAAGAGTTACATATTGTAGACCCAAAAGACTTTAACAAGGCCTATATATTATGAAAACAGAAGAAGCATTACAAACAGCAAAAAATTTAATTGCTGGACCAAGAGCAAAGACTTACGGAGATAAAGTAATTAATCACGGTAACATAGCTAAACTTTGGTCAGCATACATTGATAAAGAACTTACAGCACACGACGCAGCTGTGATGTTAGCTTTATTAAAAGTTGCAAGAACAAAGTTTGGTAATCCAACGGAAGATACATACATTGACGCCGCTGCATATATGGCGATAGCTGGTGAGTGTAAATTTAAAAAATGATGGAAAGATTTTATATATTTTTATTATATACGTATATGTTTATTGCTATCGTACATTATATTTTTTACGGTCAGTTTAACAAACACATACCATCAATGACAAAAGAAGAGTGGGACAGAAAACTATGAGAACTACTCAGCCGCCATTGTTTGCACCTGAAACCGAATGGGTAATGCCGGACGAACTAAAGGACTTAACGCATTACAAAGAGATAGCCGTTGACCTTGAAACGTATGATCCAAACTTAACTACAAGTGGATCGGGGAACGTGGTTCGTGATGGTCACATTGCTGGTGTTGCATTAGCAGTAGAAGGTTGGTCAGGATACTTTCCAATAGGTCATCAGAACGGTGGCAACATGGATACAACACTTGTATTCAGTTGGCTTAGAGATTTATTCAAAGATACAAACAAGACATTTATATTTCATAATGCAATGTATGATGTGTGTTGGTTGAGATCATTTGGTATGGATATTAAAGGTAAGATAGTTGATACCATGATCGCAGCATCATTGATAAATGAAAATAGATTGTC